AAATATTTGACGAGGCTGCGTCTATTCTGGCAACAACAGATCAGAAGCTAGTCTTTCGTAAGCTATCGCAGGCTGTTCAGACCCTAATGGAGTCTGGACACTACTTCCATACGCAACAGGAGGTAGATGTCTGCACAGGATGGGATGGTCAGACCATCACGCTACCTCGCGGAATTGAAGTTCCGCTTGGAGTGAACATTGATGGATCTCCTATGTATTTCCGTGGTAGACTTTTCCAGTACCACATCAACAAGGGAGGAATGTACAATCCAGTTAGCTGGGCATGGGATGATCGCGGGTTCGTCGCTACGATCATGGATATCCGGCAACCTAGCCAGCTTATTGCTGTTGCAGAACACTCTACAGACGCAGGTGGACAGATTCGTGTAATAGGAACTGATGGAAACAATCGTGAGCTTCGCACGCAGTACCCAGATGGAACTAGCGTAGATGGAATACTTGTCCCAATCCACGCCCAGAGCGATTTCCCATATGGAACGATTGAGCCAGATGGAGTTACTATCCAATCTCGTTCTGTTGCAGTAACTCCTATTTCTCTGTTTTTGTCGGCAACGGCGCACCAGCTATCCTCTGGGCAGGGAGCAGTCTTATCGCTTAACAGCGGAACTATGCCAAGTATCCTTGTTGCAGGAAATACCTACTTCATTGGCGTTGACGACGATCTTACGATCAAACTATATCAAACATCACTTGATGCCAAGGCAGGTACAAACTTTATTACGCTCCAGAGCATTATCGGAGCAGGACAGGTTAAGCTGACAGACTCAAGGGTTACAAATCTTCTGACTTCCGTAGACCTTCTGTCAGTTCCTCCAATTACGATTGACTCTCCAAACACATTGACCTTTTCTGTTGGGGCTGGAGCCGGATTCGCTCCTGCACTGCCATCGCCACTTATCGAAGGAAGCACATACTTTGCACAGACTCTAGATGCGACAAACCTTGAGGTTTATGGTTCATTATCAGACGCGCAGTCTAGGACAAATCCTATTTCTCTTACTGGCAATAGCGGAAAGTTTAATGTTGATCTCCGCAAGGAAATCGCTCCGCAAACCACGATCACATTTACATTCAAGCACTACTACACAACTGGGGATGAAGTAGAGGTTTACACATCCGGCGGATCTCTCCCATCACCCTTGCTTGCTGGTCAGAAATACTATGTCCATGTCATATCTGACTTAGAAGTCTCGGTGCATCTTACACCAGCCGATGCATTAGCATCTACGGCTTCACTATTAGTAAATCCAATTGTATTCACAGACGAAGGGTTTGGAACTAATTCAATGGTAAAGCTGATCCCTGCTACAACCACAACAGGGACTACTAGCCAACTTACTGCCGTTGGGCTTCAGATACCAACTCCAACAGCAACCGCTGACGCATCTGCAAATGTAACTGTTACTGGTTCTGTTACCAGCGTTAGAATCACAAATGGTGGTTCTAAATACACTTCTGCTCCGACAGTAACCTTTTCTGCGCCTCCATCTCCTCCTGCCGGAACAAGCCAGCTCGCATCTAGGGCAACTGGCTACGCAGTAATGGTTCCAGACGTTGCTGCGTCAACTACATATGCCGTTGGATCAATTGTAATCACATCATCTGGAAGTGGTTATACTACTGCTCCAACCATCACAATTGATGCGCCAACAACGCCTATTACGTTCACATACGCATCAACATTAGATTCAAATGTATTAACATCTGTTGCAGGAGTGGCATCCCCAGAGAAAGTGGCGGTAGGCCAGCCAATTTATGGAAACGGAATCCCTAACGGAGCATTTATTATTGCTTGGACTGGGTTGGATACAGCACCAACAGCAATTACTTTTAGCCCATCTACTGGTGCTACCGCAACGCTTCCTGCTCTAACAAGTGGTATTGCATTACAGAACGCAACTAATAACCAAGCGCAAGCAATTGCTACGCTGCAAACATCTCTTGTGTCATTTGTAACTATCCCAAGTGGCGCAGGAGGAAGCGGTTATGAGTTTGCCCCTATTGTAAAGTTCGTTGGCGGTGGCGGAACAGGGGCTACTGGAGTAGCAAATGTAGTTGGCGGAGTTGTAACGTCTGTTAGAATCATTACCCAAGGAACTGGATATACTACAGCTCCAGCAATTGATTTTGATCCTTCTACTGGAGTATTCGTAGAGTTTACATCTACAGGAACTCTACCAAGCCCATTAGTTAGTGGAACGGCCTACAGGTTAGAAGCACCTCTTAATACATCTACTGGCACTTATACCATCATGGGTGCTGATTATTCAGAGATCAATATCACAAGCTCGGCAACAGGATCTTTCTTTGTCGCGCTCGCAAGAACATTTGGTGGAATAACAACAAACAGCTATTGGTCTGGTGACTTTGCTGGAATTATAAGCGGTCAAGGGGTGTACATTTCATCAGATTACATAGTCCCAACTGGCATCAATGTTGCTACGCAATACTTTATTAGAAAGATTAATAGTACCACAGCGCAATTGTTTGATTCTCAAGTTAATGCAATCACTGTTCCATTCCTTACAGGACTGATTGATGTTCCATCCATTGGAGTAGGCCAAAATTATTTTGCAATAAGGACAGAGGCATATGCAAAGGCATTCAATAACCTACTTACGCCTGAATCAACGCAATATATGTCTAATGGCCTTATCGTTAGGGCTTCCTCTACAGGCACTCTTCCTTTCCCATTATTGGCAAACACAGACTACAAGGTCGTTATGTCTGGAAGGAATATATCTCTTACAGATACTTCCAATAATCCAATCATATTTGTAAATGGAGTAATCCCAAGTATCGGAGTAGGTCAACTGAGCATCGACATTGTCAGATTGTTTGCTCCAGTTCCAGTAACCACAATCGATGCAGTAAACTCCCTTTTTGAAGCCGGAGATCAGGTGACCGCAAGGCCGAATACTGATGACGCATTGCCACAAGGCTTGGTGCAAAGCACGATGTCTGTTCCACAATACTATTACGCAAGGCCAAATGGTCGTGACATGGTTGAGCTATACGACACACGACAGAATGCAATTAATACCGACTCAGTATCGGGAAGGATCTCATTCTATAATACTGGAGATACGCTAGAGAGCGTCTTCTTCATCGATTCAATCCTTCCTCCTACGTTGATAAAGACCATCCTTCATGTTGAAAAGCCAGTTACAGAGGGGTATGTGAGCCTGTATGCCTATGACTACGGGCGCAGCAATGATATGGCACTCATAGGTCAGTATCACCCTTCTGAAGTGAATCCTAAGTACCGCAGGATCAGGATTGGTCAGCAATGTGCATGGGCTAGGATCATCTACAGGGTAAAAGCACCCAACATCACAAGCGTCTACGATTACATTCCACTTGAGAACGAACGTGCGATCATCGCCGCCGTCCATGCGTGCGACCTTGAAGACAAGGATTTCCAGCCACAAGCAGAAAAATATTGGGCAACCGCTGTAAGTTACTTAAAAAACCAAAATGAAAGTATGGAGGGCCACGCTATGCAACCGCCCCAAATAAATGGCATCACTTATGGCGACATGACTGATCCAGTAATGTTTTAATGTATGTCATATTTCTTATATGAGTTAAGAGATCCTAATACATCTGAAACAAGGTATATTGGAATTACTAACAATTGTAGAAAACGATTAAATTTCCATGTCTGGGAAGCATCATCTCATTATAGCGATACATACAAGTCAAGGTGGATACGCAAATTACTAGATGCAGGACAAAAACCAGAAATGGTTGTTATTGCGGAAACAATGCATCCAAAGATGTGCAAAAAGTTAGAAGTCTCAACAATTAGATTTTATAAAGAAAAGGGAGTTCGACTTACCAACGGAACAATTGGCGGAGATGGTGCAAATGGATATGTTCATACTGATGAAATAAAAAAGAAACTATCTGAGATTAGAAGCGGGGAAAAACATCCATTGTACGGAAAAGAAGTTTCACAAGAAGTGTGCAAAAAGATATCTGAATCTAATTTAGGGAAAAAACAACCTTGGGCTGGAATAAAAAGAACAAAAGAACAAAGGTTGGCTTTTTCTCAAAGAATTACAGGGTCTGGAAACCCGATGTATGGGAAGAAATTCTCTGCTGAATCTATAGAGAAAAGAACTAAATCAAGAAAGCTTTCAAATATTTTTGAAAGATTCTATTGTGCATAATAAATGAAATCCGAAGCAATCACAAGTGGAAGGCTGGAGAAAGCCAGTGCCGCATGGATACACGGCATGAACAGCGTCAGGAATCCTTGGACGCTGCCAGAGGATCAATACAAGTTCGGCCTGAATGTTTCCTGCCGAGGAGGAATTGTGCAAACGCGCAATGGGTACAAGATGCGCCTTTCACTCCCTGCCGGAAACTTCCAAGGAGGCGTTGTCTTTAACTCAAACAAGCAGTTCAAGGCCGCATCCTCATTTGTGAACCTAACAGGAAATACCATCACTCAGAAAGCAACTATCTTTACCCCTGAAGGTTTTGGATCTGAAAATGTAGAGCTTCCTTACGCTGTATTCTGTGTCGATGGAAATGTCTACTACTCTCCATTTCCTCTGATCCAACCAAAAAACTGGAATGACTATAGGCTTACAGGAATCACCCTTGATCGAACAATCGATAAGGTAAGTTTTACAATAGCAACTCAATCAGCAAGCACTAATTCTGGTGGAGAAACAAACGTAACTCCATCACATAGGCTTCTTGTAATTCAAGATGGCATCAATACGCCAGTATATTGGGATGGATCAAATAAGACTGGAGATAAGGCAATTGATATGCCTGTAGGATACTGGATGTCCTATTCTGGCAACAGGCTTTGGGTTGCAAATGGTAATATCATAAGCGCATCAGACCT